GTGGTCTGCGCAGCGGTGCGGACTGAGAGTGCAGACGATTCAGGCGATATAGAACTGTGCCTGAATTGGTTGCAGCGTGGTCTGCGCAGTGGTGCGGACTGAGAGTAGCCGCGCTTGTGCAAGCGATCCGACTGTATTTTGTTGCAACGTGGTCTGCGCAGTGGTGCGGACTGAGAGTGCGACACACACGCGCAACGCTCAGCCGCAATCAGTTGCAACGTGGTCTGCGCAGCGGAGGCATGTAACACATGGCACAGTTGAATCGTGACAAGCTGGCGGCACTACTGGCGCGGCTGGCAATCCGGGCGGCGCGGGAGAAGGAGCGCAAGGCTAAGACGGCAAGGGTGTAGAATAGCACTCAACTGAATCCGGCTGTTCGTCAGCATTGACGCGGCCACCAATCTCTGATTGGTGGCCGCGTTTCGTTTTCGGAGCATGAATGGACGTCGACAGGATCAAACAACTCACCGCGGAGCTATCCGCGCTGATTGACGGCGCTCAGCCGCCCGGCCTGTCGCTGGCCTACGCCAAGCGCCTGGGCCTAGGCAAGTCGGACGCCGAGCTATCCGACCTACTCGCGGTCAAGTCTGAAGGGCGGGATACGATCCGCGGCTACGTGGCGCTGTGGGGCGACCCTGAGCAAGTTGATACGGACGGCGAGTTCTTCACGGCGAAGACTGACTTCTGGGATGACAAGCTGCCAATGCCGAGGCCGCTGACTTGGGATCACGCACAGGACAGCGCGACGAAGGCTGATCCTGTCATCGGCGAGATTACTGAGGTCGGCAACGATGCGGACGGCAAGTGGTTTATCGCGCAGTTGAAGCGCAATGTTGCCTATCGTCGCCACATTGACGAGTTGGTAGAACGCAAAGCGCTGGGCGCATCGTCAGATTCGGCGCCGCAATACATTCTGAGGGAAAAGGCCAAGTCTGCCGTGTGGCTGAAACGCTGGCCGATCTTCGCGTGCGCGCTCACGCCGACGCCGGCCGAGCCGCGCATGCTCGACACCGTTTACTGGAAATCAATCGCCCTCGAGCTGCCAACCGCGCCGGACGGCGCGGCCGATGGCGGCGCGCTGGACAGCGCGACGGCCGACAGCCTGCGGCGTTGGTTCGACATCCTGAACATTCTGAGGTGACAAGATGAACACGCAAGCTGAGTTCCGGGCGGTCATGGGCGAGTTGGACGCCCTCCGCTCGAAGGCGACGTTGACGCCCGAAGAGGGCGACGCCTTCAAGTCGAAGCTGGCCCAGGCGCAGACGCTGAAGGCCCGCATCGAAGACGAGCAGGCGGCGGACGCCCTCAAGGCGTGGGGCCGCGAGTCGGACGGCCAGAGCGCCGTCAAGGCCGGATGGTCGGGCGAGGCCATCGACAACGGCGGCGACATCCCCGAAGTGGCGTCCGATCCGGGCGACCAGGCCACCCTGTACGCCACCGGCAAGATCGGCGAGTCGAAGATCAAGGCGCTGAAGTCCGGCGCGTACAAGGACGCCTACGCCGGATACCTGCGCTACGCCGCCACCGGCAAGACGCAGTACAAGCCGGACGGCAAGGCGATGAAGGTCTTGCAGGAAGGCCAGGACACCGCGGGCGGCTTCTGGGTGCCGATGGACATGCGGGCCGAGGTCATCAAGAAGATGGCCGGCTTGTCGGCGATCCGCCGCAACGCCTACGCCTTCACGGTCGGCAGCGACATCGTGAGCTTCCCGAAGGTGGTGTACACGACCGACAACACCTACACCGCTGGCACCTCCTTCTCGTGGACGGCCGAGGCGCCCTCGTCCGACATCAGCGAGGCGACCAACCCGGTGTCGGGCCGCGTCACCATCCCGGTGCACACCGCGACCTGCTCGGTCGTGCTGACCCGCGCTCTGATCGAGGACGGGCAGTTCGACATCCTGGGGTACGTGTCCGACCTGCTGGGCGAGTCGAACGCGCTGGGCGAGGAATCCGCGTTCGTGTCCGGCACCGGCGTCGGGCAACCGCAGGGCATTTTGGCTCACGCCAATTCCACCGTGGCGCACACGTTCAGCACTGGCGGCGGCGGCATGTACGTCCCGTCCGGATCGAGCGGCAAGGTCACGTGGCTCGGCACGACGGTCGGGACGCCGGAGCCGGAGGAAGGCTACGTCGGCGTGTGGTCGGCGCTCCCGGCGCAGTACCAGGCCGGCGCGAAGTGGTTCATGCACAAGAACACCTTCGGCGCCACGCTGGGCTTGGTCGACACGACCGGGCGCCCGGTCATCATCCAGCCGGGAACGTTCAGCAACGCCACCGAGAAGCCGCAGTTCGTCATCCTGGGCGACCCCATCGAGCTGTCGAACTTTATCCCGGTGCCGGCCGCGTCGTCCTACTCGGTCATCTACGGCGACATGCGCGCCTACTACATCGCCGACCGCGTGGGCCTGTCCATCGAAGTGCTGCGCGAGATCAAGGCGCTGCGCGATGAGGTGGTGCTGTACAGCCGCAAGCGCGTCGGCGCGCAGTTGGTGCACGACTGGCGCCTCAAGGTGATGAAGCTGGCGACCTCGTAAGAGGAGCCTATGGACAGGGCCGGGTTTGCGCCCGGCCCATCCGAGGAGTAACAAGACAATGTGGGCACGAGCATACGGGGCGATTCAAGCCCTTGAGGCGCAGGCGGTCACGACCACCGGAGTCGGCGACGTCGTCGACCTGGCGACCTACGCCAGCCTGGCGAAGCGCGAGATCAAGATGGTCGTCCTGTCGGGCAACTTCACGACCGCCGCGTCTCTGACGCTGGCGGCAACGGAGTGCGCGACGACCGACGGGAGCTACACGGCGGTCACGAGCGGCACGACCAGCGCGACGGTCACGACCACGACCGGGGCGATCACGGAACTCAACTTCCGCGCCAACCTGCGCTACGTGAAGCTCTCGTACACGCTGGACGCCACGGGAAGCATCCCGCTGGCAGCCTGCGTGCTGGCGATGAAGCGCGAGGCCAACAGCTAACGCGCCAGGCGTGCTGTAGCGGCCGGCCGGGCTGGTGCTCCCCCTCATCGGCCCGGCCATCAAGGGGGCTGACTTGGCAAAGAAAATCTACTGGTCGATGCTGATGGAGCGCAGCGTCCCGAACGTAGGGGCGCTGAGCGCCGTGCGCCTCGCGCACCAGGCCGGGTCGGCGGGCTACGTGTATCTGGCAGTTCCGTATGCCCGCACGGACTTCCTGCGGTGCGCGCTGGTCGACAGGTTCATGCAGCTTTCAAGCAACCCGCTCGACACGCTCATCATGCTCGACAACGACCACGATCACCCGGACAACACGCTGGCCCGCCTGGCGGCGTATGATGACTACCCGGTGATCGGAGCGCTGGCCTTCCGGCGCGGCGAGCCATACGACCCGTGCGCCTTTGTGCGGCTGGAAGACGGCAAGCTTCACGCGATGGCGCAGTGGGAGCCTGATAGGGTGTACCGCGTGGACGTTATCGGGCATGCGGCCGTCGCCATCCAACGGCGGGTGTTCCTGCACCTGGAGGCCGAGGGCTTCAAGCAGCCCTACTGGCGCTACGCCTACACGGACGGCACCACGAACATGCCCAGCGAGGACATGCACTTCTGCCTTTCGTGCGAGCGGGCAAAGGTCGGGCAGTACGTCGACTGCGGCCTGATCGCGCCGCACCTGACAAACGGCTTCATCACGGATCAATCGTGGCGGGCTTACCTTCAGGATCACCCGGAGATGGCCGGCAAGCCGAAAGAGCAATCCCTGGCCGTCGCGGAGGCGTGACATGGCGATCTACGCGGACTACACGACCATACAGGCGCTGCGGAAGACCTACCTGTCCGCGTCCGAGAACACCCGCGACGATTTGCTGGGCGACCTGATCCGCGCCGCTTCGCGCAACATCGACGCCATCGGGTGTCGCGCCTACTACCCTCGCGTGGAGACGCGCTACTATGACACGCCGCGGGGCGCTGCGCTGATCCTTGACGACGACCTGCTCGAAGTGACGACGCTCACGGACGGCAGCGCGGGCGCCCTCGCATCAACCGACTACCGCCTGTACCCGCGCAATGAGAGCGCCAAGAACGAGGTGCGGCTGACGCTGGTCGGCGGAAAGACGTGGCAGACCGACAGCGACGGCGACCCGGACAGCGCGGTGTCGATTGCCGGCATCTGGGGATTCCACACGCGCTACGACTCGGCGTGGGCCGCGACCGGGGCAGCCCTGACGACTGCCGCCACGTCCACCAGCGCCACCAGCATCTACGTGACAACGGGGAAGCTGGACGCCGGAGACCTGGTGAAGATCGGCAGCGAGATGATGCACGTGAGCGCGGTGGCCCGCGACTCGGCAGACACGGCGACCGTCGTGCGCGCCATCAACGGGACGACCGCCGCGACTCACAGCACCAGCGCGGAGGTGCTGCGCTGGACGTTCGACGAAGTAGAACACGTGTGCAAGACGGCCACGGCGGCCATGTTCCGGCTGCGAAACAACCCGATCGGCGAGACGGTCAATGTGGGGGGCGAGACGTTCGAGACGCCAAAAGACGTGAACGCCTACATTGAGCGTCAATTGGGCGCGCTCGAGCTGATCCGCGTCAACTTCGGGTGAGGCTGAAGCAATGGCATTCGGGTACAACGCGCTGGCAGACTGGGTGGCGGGGCTGTCGATCACCGGCGTGACGGTGCGCAGCACAAGCAACATACCGGAGGCCGTGCTTCCGCAGCAGTGCCCGCTGCTGGCTCCTGACCCGGTCGGCTTCGTGAGCGACATGAGCGTGGAGCGGCTGACCGGGCGCATAGGAACGGCGCGGGCCTACAGCGTCTCGTACGTGGCGACCTGGATTCTTTACGCCGCGCCGGTCGCCGAGGGCATCAGCCTGTTTACGGGGTACCGGGCGCTGCTGACGAGCCTGGCCGCGGTGCATGCGGCGATTATGGCGAATGAGACGCCGACCGGGGCCTACGACATCCGGCCGTATGGGACGCCATCGGTCGGCCCGATGCGGGACGAAACGGGGGCCGGGTTCCACGGCGCCCGGATTCAGTTTCTGGTGAATGAGTTCAACTAGCGATAGCGAGGTAAGACATGGCACAGACAGCCAGCGCGATGAGCTTCAAGGACTGCGAGGTCAAGTACACGACCGACGGCGGCACCACATGGACGGACGCGAGCGGATTCGCCAGCGTCGTGACGGTGAGCGGCGGCGAGCGCAACAGCGCCGAGGCCTACACCTTCGACGGCGACGTGGCGATCATCGGCAAGGGCAAGCGGGCGCCGCTGAACGTTACGGCGACCGTCATCTACACCGAGGGCAGCACCGACCCGTTCTCCGTGCTGCTGCCCTACTACCAGGCCGGATCGTCCGTCGGCCTGCGCTGGACTCCGCGTGGCCTGAGTTCCGCGTCCGGCGAGTGGGTCTACACGTCCACCTACACCGGGAGCGTGTTCAAGAGTCTGTCCTACCCGGCCGGCGAGGCCAACAGCGCCAACCCGCTCACGGTGCAGGTGACGGTTCTGACGCCCAGCATCGCCACCAGCACACAGGCGTGACATGGCTGACGACAAGGCTCTCCCGCCAGTAGACCTGGACGCGCTCGAAATGGCCGACTGGGACGTCCTGTCGCGCATCGGGCGCGGCCAGGCCACGCGCATCGAGGTGGCCGGGCTTATCGGCCGGCTGATGGGGCCGCGCATCCCGTGGCGGCGGCGGAACGAGTGCCTGGAGGCGATCTATGCCGCGATGGAGGCGGACGCCAACCCAAAATCGGAGGGTTGACGCTCCGAGAGCGTCTGTCCGCTCACCTCGCTACAGGCTGGCCCATGCCGCCAGAGTACCTGGAGCTTGTCCTGTGCCGCGACGTGTACCACTGCCCGCCGTCGATGCTTCCGCCAGCCAGGACGGTGTTTCGCCATCTGGCGTGCATGGGAGTTGAGCGCAAGCTGAGGGGCCTATAAATGGGCAAGGGAAACGCCGACGTACAGATCAAGATCACCGCGACCGACAACGCCGGGCGGACGCTCGACCAGACGGCGAAGTCAGTCGAGAAGATCGGCGCCGCCGCGAACAACGTCAAGGGCGGCCTGTCCTCGCTGGGGCGCGAGGCGCTGAGCGCGGCATCCACCGGGCGCGTCAACTTCGAAGCTATGGCGATGTCCCTCGCCAACATGATTCCTATTGCGGGAGCGGCGGCGGCGGCTGTCGTAGCGGTGGGAGCAGCCGCGGCTGGCGCAGCCAACACGGCGGCGCAGTGGTGGAAGCAGGTCGACGACTTCTCCGATGTCACCGGCATAAACATCCAATCCGCTTCCGTGCTGGTGAGTGGTATGGAGATGGCCGGGGCGTCATCGCAGCGGATGGCGCTTGGTATGTCAATGCTCACGCAGCGCCTGGACGATGAGGCGCGGGCGGCAGACGCGGCCGGGGCAAAAACATCCAACTTCGGCAAGCAGTTGTCGCGCATCGAAGAGGATCACGCCGAGCGCGTTGCGGACGCCGCGGAGCGCGTCACCGAGCAGATCGCCGACCTGGGCGAGCAGCGCGTCGACCTGGCCCGCGACCACACGCGCAGCATTGAGCGGATGGAGAAGGAGCTGTCGCAGCGCCTGGTAGACATCGAACGCGATTCGGCGCGCCAGATCGCCAACCTGGAGAACTCGCTATATGACCTGCGAAGGTCGGCAGACCTTGACAGGCTGGAGCGGGCAAAGGAAGTCGCCCGCCAGTACGCCGACATCGACGCGGGAGCGGCTGAAGAACGAGCGGCCATCGAGTCGCGATTCGCCAACGCCAACACCGAACTTGGAAGGCGGGCGCTGGCCGCCGAACTGGCCGCGCTGGACTCCCGCACCCAGGCTCAGAAAGACAAGATCGCAGCCGAACAGCGCGACCGCGACGAAGCCGCGGAGCGCGAAACCCAGATGCGGCAGCAGGCTATCCAGGAGCAGATCAACGCCGAGCGCGCCGCAGCGCAAGAGCGCATCGCAATTGAGCGGCAGTCGTATGCCGAGCGCATCGCGCAGGAACGCGAAGCCTATGCCGAGCGCATGCAGGAGTACGAGAAGACGCAAGCGCGCATTGAGCAGGCGGCCGAGAAGGC